TCACGCGCCACCCCTCCACATCAAAAGCCCCTCGGGATCCATTACGGTCAAACGGACAAGCGCCCCACCGTTGGCGGTGAGGTCGTGTAGGAGTTGGGAGGCTTCGGTGGTGGGCTGGGGCTTTTTGCGAGCCGCCCGCAGTTTGAGGACCAGGACCACATTAAGGGTCAGGGAGGCCGCCAGGACGGCGACCAGGGGGAGCAATAATTCCATTACAGTCCTCGTTAAATCGGTGAGGGTATTATTAGAACTTGGCTACCTGTGAAATTATGAATTGAACGGAATCGCCCGTATCGGTTTGGGTGCCTTGGGTGTGGGCGCGAACCACGTCCCCGGCGTCCAGCCTTACGGTGGCTGCGTGGCATGTGTATTCGTTTGCCGCGGCATTCACCCGACCAAGGGAGTCCGCCCTGGTAATCGAAGCAATTGACGTGGTCAGCTCCGATGAGTTGACGGATATGCCGTGGGAGGCCGACGAGGAATGACGATCCACGTAGGAAACGGCATACATACCCCTGGACTGAACAGTAAACGAGCCACCGTTGGCGGCAGTATCCGCGTAGGTGATATCAGAGCCCACGGATTCCGTTGTATTTGAGAAGCGCCTTATTTTGGTATTTGTCGATCCGTGACCGTTCCCTGTATCCACGCGAATCATGCTATATGGCGCGTGTCTTTGGGCGATCAATTGCCAGTTAGCGCCGTCACTCTGGAAGGTATACGAATCGTATTGAACCCAAAGGGTGTAATCGGTACGACCGTCCAGGGTTTCCGCGCCCTCAGGAGTGAGGACGATTTTACCGGCTCCACTGTCGGATTTTTTGACGGTGAGGATGCGGCCAGTATTGTCGGACGCCGTGGGTAATGTGAGGGTTCGGTTTGACGCCCCGGTGGTCATCAGGATAATGCGGTGGCCGTCCGTGTCCGTGACAGTGTAGTTGTCGCTCGATACAGAATGGACGCCCATCTGTAGGTTAGACCATCCGAGCGTTCCGGAGCCGTCCGAGTCGTAAGGGACCTGCCCCTTGTTTCCGGCGGCTGCCGGCAGGGTCAGCGTCCAGGTGGCCGAGGCGGATCCCGAAGCCATAACCCGGACGGTCTGCGAGTTGTTGCCGAAGTAGATCGAAAGCAGACCGAGGGTGGCCGCTCCTACATTGTAGGTGTCGGTGGTCTTAACTGGGATATGAGAAGCCAGCGAGCCGGTAACGGTGACATCGTCCCCCGAGGCGTTGCCGAGCGTCACCGAGCCATTAAAGGTAGCGGTTCCCGCCACGGTCAGGGCTGAAATGGACAGGTCGTCCGTACCGTCCGATACCCCGTTAAGGATATCGTTAAAATTCTGCATCACCTCGTCGGCGTCCGCGGTGGTGCCGTTGGTGAGGGTATACGTGTAGGAGGGTGAAGCCATTACTTGCTCCTGAGTCGGCGCTGGATTGCATCCTGCCGGCTATCGTTTTGTGTGGGGTTTTGGTTGGTGGTTTGGCCCCCTCCGCTTCGGCCGCTTTCCGGAAGGGCTTTAGCACTCATGGCCTTGGTGTCCACGTCCAGGAGGGTGGTTATCAGGTTGGTGTATTCGGGATCCGACTTTAGGAGCATGTTGTGGACGGCGCCGAGAGCCTTGTCGCCCTTTTGGGCGGCCTGCTGAATCATGGGGCCGTATTTCATCCCCAGGACTTCGGCGGAGGTCGGACTTTTCAGGAATTTGGCCAACTTGTCCGCTAGTACGGCAAGGCTTGCCGATCCGCGCTCCCGGGCGAATTTGTTGGCGACCACCATGGGAATCGCTACCAGCGGGTTTCCGCCAGATAGCGCCAGGCCGCCACCGCCGGCTAGGGTGTCTTTAAGGGAAAGGAATTGGTTTTTCTGTTCGCGGCTGGCCAGCTTTTCGGCCGACTGCTTTGCACCAATCGAATGGTGAAAGTTCTTTTTGGATTGCAGATAGACCTTGAGGGCGTCTTTGGGGTCTATCGCCGTCGCCGCTTTCAGTCCCTCCGGCCTGGGGACTGTCGCGTAGACCTTAACCGCGTCGTCCAGCTCCTCGGAAATGATCCGATTGATTTTGTTGGTGGCCTCTCTGCCGATTGCCATATTCGCGGCGGGGTCGCGGTCGTCCCATTTATAGAGCTGCTTAAAGCGGTTGGCCTCCTTGAGCGTAATCCCCTGCTTTGGGTCGCTTCCGGAAACTCTGAACATGCCGCGGAATTCCTTGGCCTGGTTCCTCAGGTTTTCGACCACCCCTCGGTTATTGGGGGAGGCTATGGAATTAGCGTACTCGTCGATTTTGTCGGCTATGCGGGCCGAGTTAACGCCTATGGCGCCCTCGTCGTCAATCTGCTTAAGCACCTCGCCAATTTTACCGCCGGCCTCGTCGGCCACGTCCTCAGCGGCTCCGGCTATGTTTTTCGAGCTTCGCCCGAATTTCACAATCCCTTTATCGAGGAGGATCCGGCCGCGCTCCTCAACTTTGCCCTTTCGGACCAGGGGGTCCATGAACTTGGCTTGCTCGCCAGTGGCGGCGGTCGTCGCCCGGCGCTCTGCGAGGCCCTTAGCGCTTTGAGAGAATTTCTCCCGGAAGGCCCGGACCTTGTCGCCTATGTGGAGCTTTCCAAGCCCCTTACCCACGCCGTAACCAGCTCCAGCCCCTACGCCACCGAGTACCGCTCCGGTCCCCGTGTCCACCAGGTGCTCGGCGGAGCCGATATCCCCCTCACTCATGCCGGAGCCAGCCGCGGCCCCAGCCCCCACGCCTGTCGCGATTGTCCGACCCAGGCTCGGGACGGCCGCAGCCCCGCCAGTGAAGGCGAAGGCCGGAGCGAGTCCGCCGAGAACCATTCCCACCTTGTTGGCTGTGGGGGCTTTTTCTTTGGTTTCCGCCTCTCCTTTGCGGACTGCTTTAAGGCGGGTGTTATAGGCGTCGGACAGGTCGATCTCCCCGCGCATACCCATTTTGCCCTGGACGTAGTCCACCAGGCCGCCAAGGCCCGCGGATATCTCGTCCGCGTGTCCGAGGGTGGCGCCTTGTGCAAAGCCGTCCGCTGTGGATTGCGCGACTTCGCCGAGCGTTGCGGCCTTTTCTACAGGCTCGGCCCGGTCTTTCCAGGATCCGGCCTGGTCGGCCGGAATCGCTCTATCCTTCCAACTCGGCATCACATCCCCTGGTTAAAGGCGTCGTCGCCTGACTTGGTCTTTGGTTTGAAACCGTCCTTAGCTGCGGCTGCCAGATCCGCCTCCGGGATGTAGAATTCCTCTCCCTTGCCGTTGGAAACGAGTATCCGCTTTTCGTCGGCGAGGGCAGTTCCTGGGCCGCCCTTTTTGCCTTCGGCAAGCTCCTTGGTGGTGGGCAGCGGGTCGTAACCCAGCGCCACCCGGCGGGAATTCATTCGGGTTTCCATTTGGTCTTTAAAGTTGGCAAGGGAGTCCCTGGCGGTGGAATTGCGAACCCCGAGCCCCGTTATCTGGAGCATTTTTTTTGCGGACTCCACCTCAGACTCACGGGCTACGGAATCGGGATCTACTACCTTGGCGTAGTCCACGGCGATATCCTGGATAGTTTGGGCGAGCTTGTCATTGTGGGCGCCGAGTAGATCAAAGGTCCCGTCGTCCTCTATGAGCTTGTCCATTTTTGCGATATTGGCGTGAATGTTGTTTATGCGGGTTTGGTATTCCGCCTCCTTCCGCTTTGTGGTCGCGTTTTCCTTTTTCCCCTCTGACGTTGGCTTTTCATAGGAGGGGAGGGTCATTCCGTGGGACCCGGTGACAAACTTTTTAACAGGTCTGCCGCCTTCGACGGTGTCCACCCATCGGCCCTGGGGCGGCTTAATAGTCGCCTCCTTTTCCTTTGGGATCAGGTAGGAGGTTTTGACCTCGTCGCCCTCACGGTATTTTACCGGGACTGCGCCGGCCTGCCCTTCGGCAGCCTGGACTTTGCCGCCGAGCATTAGGGCGTCGTGGTCGGACTTGGAGCCTATGCCGTCCCGGGCGTCGTCCCTCTGGCTCGCCACGTGAGCGCGGTTTACCTCGTCGTCCGCCCGGGTTTCCCGGAGCTGCTGGAATCGCTGGTAATTGACCGCGATACCAAAGCCTTGGTTGGCGATTGTGAGGCCCTTAAGGATATCGTCCATAGGGTCGCGCTTTTCGCGGCGCCTCTCTGCGGCCTCACGCTTGGGGCCGACCACTGACACGGTATTGAGTCCCATTAGGCGACTCCCTTTTTCTGGTCGTTAGCGAGCGATTGCATGTAAGCCCCGCCAAGCGGCTGGAGGTATTCCTTTTGGACTTCCGGCGGCTGGCCTTTGAGGGCTACCAGGGATTGTCTAAGCTGCTTGGTCTGGTCGCTGGTATTCGACATTTGGGGACCAGGTCCCAGCCTGCGCTGGACGGCCTCCTGCTTTGCGGCCACGGTAGGGGAAACCATTTCCCCAGCCATTTCGCCAACGGACGCGCCGCCAGCGGCGCCAGCCATAGCGCCAGCCACGGCTCCGGCGCCCGTGGGCGCTCCAGCGATTCCGCCAGCGATACCACCGGCAACCATTCCGAGTTTTCGACCGATCGCACCGCCGCCGGTACGGCCGCCGGTTGTTTTGGTTTCGGGCTTCGGCCCGAGGACTTGAACAGAGTTAAGAGCCACGGGAGCCTCCTATTTGTTGCGGATCCGGCCTTGTCCGTCGATCCACTGGGTGTTCGGGTCAAAGCCGCCCGGCCTGGCGCCGTAGCTTTTGACCGGCGCGCCGCCGGCCTTTTCGCCTGCTTTGCGTCGGTTGTATTCGTCCCCGCCCTGGATAAACAGGGAGGCAATTTCGGGATCCCCTTGAATGAGGGCCGCCAGGGCTTCGATTTGCTCTTTAGGTATCCCGGAATTGTAGGCGCTCATGATCGTGTTAACGGTATTCGTGAGCTTGTTTTGTGCGAATTCGTCCTGCTGGAATTTAAACTGCTTATTAAAGCTGGACTCGGCGAAAGCCTGCGAAGCCTTTTGAAGGCCGAGGTTTTCCCGGGCCATTTCATTCCCAAAGGCCGCTTGGTCCTTCGCAAATCCGAATTGATCCCGAGCCAGCTTGTTTTGTAGGGCAGCCTGCCCCTTGGCAAAGCCAAATTGGTCCGTTGCTAGTCCGTGGCTCATACCGAATTGCTTGGCCTGGAGCCGCCTGGCTAGCGCCGACTGGTTGGCGGCGAATGACTGGCCGGCCTCTCGCTCACCTCGGGCGAATTCCCGACCCTCGGCCACTTCACGGATCCGGCGGTTTTCGACTTGCTCCGCGGCGTTTATGCCCTCGTTAGCGTTGGTCAGCCGCTTTTGGCTTTCGTCGGCCGCAAGGGATTGCTGCTTAATGGTGGAACCGGCGTTTAGGTTTCCCCTCGCCGCGGCCCTGCGCCGTATCGTGTCCCGGTTGGTCTGGAGGGCGGCCTTTTCGGATTGGGCGGCCCGTTTCCTGGCTACGTCGAATTGATTGGGGTCAGCCATTAGCGCCTCCCGACTTTGTTGTAAGTGAAGTTGAGGCCGTGGACCTTAAAGCGCCGGCTGGCCGTGTTTTGGTTGCTGAATTTGAATTGGATACGTTTCCCGCGGGCGCCAGGGAGGTAGACCTTAATTTCCTCCTGGTCGGAGCCGCCGCCCCAGGTGTCGATACCCCACCGCATGGTGGACCAAATCGAGGACCCGGGATCCAAGCTGATTTGCTTGGTTTTGCCCTGCCCCTTGTCGGAGTCCACTCGATAGGTAACGCTCATGTAATAGGCGCCGGCCATTTCCACCAAAAGGAATAACTTCCGGAAGTCCTTAACAATGTTCTCGTCGCCCTTGTTTCCGCTGAATTCCTTGGTCCAGATATAGGAATTAATCGCGGCGCCCTCGCCGTCCGTGTAAACGTCGGTCTCGGCCTGGTAGACGGTCCCGTTATCGGTGGCCGAAATGTAGTAGAGCTTCCCGTCGTATATGGTGAAGTCGGCGGCGGCTATCGAGTCGATGGGGCTCCAGCTCGCCTCCTGGTTTTTGCTCATGGTGCTTTTTGAGTAGTCGAACACATACGCCCGATTATTGGTCGTATTGCCGTTCCCATGGGTCACTGAGATATAGGCTTTATTTTTGAATACCTGCGAAGTGATATTCCCGACGTAAGCCTCCTGGACCTGGAAAACGGACGGCTCTATCCGGTCGGACTTTTTGTCCCCGCCTGCCACGGCGTTCTCCAGGAAAGTCGCGTCGGGGTCTATACTGCTACCGGACAGGGCGACCCACCCCACAAACTTGTCCGAGTCCATGGCGGGGATCATGAGCTTGTTATTGTAGAGGAAGGCCCCAAACGGGCTTTTGTCGCCGTAGCTCACCCGTAGCCTGACAAGCTGCCAGTCGGATGGGGTAGAGCTGCCATTAAATAGCAGCATCCAGATCGACTTGGTGCAACGGATCACCAGGGCATCATTGTAGACGGCCACCCCTTCGATTAGGTCGCTGGTCGCGTCCCCGACCTTGAAAAAATTGGTGGAGCCGTAGGTGAACGGCTCGCCGAGGTCCGAATACCAAAGATAATTGCGATTGGTGGAGTCGTCGCAAAATACCCGATCATGGTGGGCCACCAGTACCGAGTATTTGGGCGGCTCGCCCTGGTCGGTCGGAGCGGCGGCCCCGAGCGCGGTAATGGCGTCCTCGTAGGTCGTGGTCGTATTGTCGTTAATCTCCGCGACCCGCAGGTAGCCGGCCCCGTCGTCGTCCCTGTAGATCCGCCTGGCGTTGACGCCGTGGGACTGGGGAGCGGTCGGAATATCCGTTAGGTGGACGTTCTGGGCCACAATAGCAAGCGAAGCCGTAGCGGACCCCACGTCCCCCTCTACTAGATTGGAATTCACATAGGTGATTTTGTAACTGACCGTGGCCGAGGCGATAGCCGTACCCGTTCCGGCCGTGACGATTGAAACGGCCCCGGAGGCTGCCGGGACACCGTGGCGGGTAAAGTCGGTTCCATTGTATTTGTAGGGCGTCACCCCACCGTTGCCGATAAACATGTGATTTTCGTACTCGGCGGCGGCTACCCTTACACCAGCGGTAAAGACAGATTGGGCGCTGGCAATGGTGGCGAAGGTCGCCCCCTCCCACGTCCAGGCCGTTCCGCCGGCAAAAGCCACCATAGTCTCGGCGCCCGCGTCGTCATGGCGGGTATAGAGCCCATCCCCCACAAAGGAGCCGATAGCCGTGGCGTTAAGCTTGGACGCCCCGCCCCAGGTCTCAGCGGCCCGGCTGCCGAATACGACGCCCGCGCAATCGGGGGTTTCGTTATCGTCAATCTGGGATCGCTCGAATTTATTATTCAAGCCCCCATCCAGGACGACCCGGCCTTTTGGCGGGTAAACAATGTCGTATCGTCTAGCCACTATTATGGTCCGTGTTTACGACCACATTTAAGCGGCCCGATTTCTCTAACATGCGTTCTTTACCGACCGCCTTTTGGACGGCCATTTCCCACCGCTGGCCGTAGTAATTGGCGGTTTGAAAGTCCTTATCTTTCAGGGCTTTCATGTGGAGTAAGAATAGGTGGAGGTCCAGGTGATAGCGGGACGGAATCTCCAGGGAGGACGAGGCCGTCACCTCCTGGGGCTCGGTGTAGCCGAACAGCTCGATTGTTTTCCCCGAGTCTGCGGGGGTCGGCCCGAGGTAGAGCGTATCCCCCCAGTGGGCGCAATGGGTGGGGACCGTCGCAGTAATCCCCGATAGGGTGCCCTCGGTGATATCCAGGATTGAATCCAGCGGGACGATTGTCATCTGACAGCCGGAGCCGTCCGCGTCATAGGACGCCCGCTTAAGTCCAATCATATTGGTCGGCATTGTGTAGGTCTGTTGGTCGGCCACGCTGGTGGTGGTGAATTGCTTTTTAATGCACTTCGCTTCGGTGGCGATTTGCATTTGTGCCGCCCACACGTGGCGGTATAGCTCGGAATCGGTGAAAAAATCGTCCGACTGAGAGCCGTATTGCTGGCGAGCGTATTCCACCAGGTCACTCAAATTCATTGCTCGCTCCAATCGTCAGAGGTATCGGAAGCCTCGGTCCAGGTTGCGGCGGCTCCGCTTCCATCAGTCCAGGCAGCGATATCGCGGTCCTCGCCGTCCGTTGCGGAATCTGGAAAAATGTAGGTATACCCGGCGCCGTCCGTGAGGACTTCAGATCCCATATCGGCCGTGACTGCGAGGGCGTCGGTAACAAGTTTTCCGGCGGACTTGCTATAGGCGTCCGCCGTCGTGAGGTCGTTCGATATGAGTTTCCCAACGTTGCACCTTAGATCCTCAGTCCCTTCACCCCACACGAAAGCGTTCCAATTCCAATCATTCCACTGATTGGCCGGAGCGATCCCGAACAGGTTAAAGCTGTTACTGATTGTTATGGTGTGGTCCGCCAAAGGGCCCCCTAACTCACTGTGATTTGCGCGGTAACGGTTAGGGTGTCGTTGGCTCCCTTGTTAATTACGTCCTCGGTGTCCCGGGAAAGCATGGTCCCCGCGGAGCTGGACGAGAAAAGCCCATATTCGACAATGGCGCCGGTCCCGGAGCCTGTCGCAAATGTGGCGGTAACTTGGTAAATCTGATTGGAAACGTAGGAAACGGTTCCGGTATGCCTGGAGGCTTCGGTCCCGAGGGCGGTATTGGATGCGGCCTCGGCGGTCGAATCGGTGCCGATAGCCACATAACGCATAGTCATGGTGGACGCGGCGGCGGCGGCCGAGTTGAGGAATGACGCCAGCCACTCCTTGCCGTTGGTGCATATGACGTTACGGCCGGCTACTGAGGTTTTCACCTCACCACCTGGTCCGGTTAGAACCGCCTTCCACCTCCCCACCAACGTAACGTGGCGGGGGTTTTCGGGTGGGTAAACGACCTCAGGAGTTGGGCTCCCCTTGTGGCTCATCTTTTGCCTTTCGTGGACGACCAGGGCTGCGCTTTCCTGCGGCTGCCTGCGCTTGTGCAAGTTGGGCCTTGAGGGCCTGGTTCTCGTCCATGAGAGCCGAGCTTTTCTCTTTTTCCGCCAGCAAGTCCTTAGACTCGTCGGTGAGCATGTGGGCGCTCGCCTTTTGCAGGGCGGCCAGCTCCTCGGGAGTTTTGGCAACCTGTCCCGTGGCGTGGTCCACCAGATCATTCGAGGCGGCGACACCACCAGCGGGGTAAAGGCCCTCAACTCGGACCTTTTTGATAGAGGCGTCAATCGGGTTCATTTCGCCGTCGTGGACCAGCGGCTTAAACTGGCTTTTGAAAGCCACCGCATCCCCGCGCTTCATTTCGACGAATTCGCCGGGCTCGATATGAATTTCCCTACCGTTGAATCGCTCCGATAGCGTTACCGGCCCCTCATTCCACACTTTGCAAAGCTGCTTACTCATGGACGAAACTCCCCTTAATCAAATGCGACTACCTCGAACGCGGCGCCGTCATCGACGGCCGCCGAGGCGTGGAAACGGATATGCCTGGTCGGCGTGGCAATTTGAAACCAGCCGGTGACTCCGGAAACCAGTAGATACTGACCGTGGTTAGCCGTGGCCGACTTCACGTTTACTTTCGACCAGGTGGAGCCGTCGAAACTGCCCTCCAGGCCGATCTCAGCGTTGGTGGACAGGCTCGGCACCCGGAAGTGAGCCACCCGGAAGGGCTGAACCCCTAGGTCGAAACTGGCTGTAGAGCCCGCCGAAAGCATGGTTGCAGTACCCGACTTATGCCGGGCCTGCGGAGTGAATCCCCCGCTCATAGAGCCCCCTTATCGGCCGTAGACGACCACGTAAAAGTCATCCCCGGACGTGCAGCCGGTAATAGACAGATCCCCGTTTGAGGCAGTCCCCGACGTGTCCAGATTCTTTTGGGCGTTCCACACCGTGGACGCGGCCGAGGCTGGCGTTACGGATACGGCGTTGATATAGCCCATGCCAAAGGAAACAACTCCGGTAGCGGCGCCCGCGGTAACGGTTCCCATCCAAACGAGTTGGTTTCCCATTACGGTGTGGGTAACGGATGCGGTTTTACTATGAGCCATTACCGGCCCTCCTTAGGTGAATAGGATCCGCGGCTTTTCCGTTTCCGGATTGGTACACGTTTCCTCGATTTCGTCGCAAAGATTGAACATTCCGAGAGCGTCCTTAAGCTGCATTTGCATGAGCTGCCGGATATTGCCTTCGGGGTAGGACCCAAAACACCCGCCTTCGGAGGCGTTTATGTAGATCCCGGGGACGGTCATAACCACATGGTCAAACCAGCCTTTGAAATTGGCGTAGCTCTGCCAGGTTTTGACCTTGTTTCCGAAAACATCGGTCATTCGGATGTAGTGGCCGATATCCCGATCATATTTGGAATCCCACCCGTGGAACTTGTCCGAGTAGGAAAAGGAGAAATCAGCCCCCACCCATATCAGCGGATTAGCGCCGAATATGGCTTTCGCCAGGTAGGTGCAGGCCCCGAGGACGTTCCCGCCGGTACAAATCGCCGTCCGGAACTTTTCGATTTTCTCAATCTCTCCGGATAGGGGCGTGTCGGGGATAGGGCAGGTAAAGAAATAGATTTCCCCCTGCCACTTTTCCAGTAGCTCCGGGTGGGTGCCGATGTAGGCCAGTAAGGTGCGATCCTTGGTCCGGTTCCAATAATGCTCCGCGCCATGGGCGCCGCCCTCGCTCACCTCCTCCACCGTGACTTCGCCCGCGTCCAGGGACACGTAGAAATCGACCGGAATATCCCGGTCCTCGAAATAGTGGAAATTGTGAAGGCAGGAAACTATTGGGATATCCTTTTTGTTTCGCAGCTCGTCGCCGTTTATCGCCAGTGAGGGGCCCGAGCCTGCCAATATGCAAGGCTTCCCCCTCATGATCCCGTGGAGCTTTCCGACGCCCTTGTCCTTAAAGGGGCCGAACTTGTCGCGGTTCGCTCTGATTTGCCGAAGCCAGGTTTCCCGCCAGGTGTCCACCGTGACCGCGTCGTTACTGGTGGCCTGGTTGAAAAGCTGCCTCCTGGCGTGCATCGGGTAGTCGAAATAGGGCTGATACTCCAGATAAATTTCCGACTTCCTGATAGTCCGCGACATAAAAACCTCCCCAGGTTTTGAAAGCGTTGGGGCCCCGGCTACTTGTATTTCGCCGGAGCCCCGTCCGTTTGTCAGTAGCAGGACACGTAAGCGGAGCCCGAGGCGCCGGTTACGATCGTGTCGAGAGCTTTTCCAACCGCTGGTGAGAGGTTGCCGGTCGTGTTCGACACGGGAGAAAAGTCGCCGTTGGCACCAACTTCGATCAGGGTTCCCGTGGTGACGGTTCCCGATGCGGCGTTGGTTTCGATGTTGACGTAACCCCGAGTGAGCAGCCAACCATAGGTGGCCGTCGTCAGGGTCGTATGCTTACAGACTCCGAACACGATATCGGCGCTTGTGGTGGCCGACACGGTGCAGGAGTAGCTTGTGGTGCCTGCGGCCGGAACGGCGGCGTAACCCGGATTGATATCCGAACCGCCGTCATTATAGACGTAGACGTACTCGTTTCCACTCACGGTGCGCCGGGTTCCCAGCTCCACGGTGTTTGTAGCTGTGACGGCCGAAACCGACTCAAACGCTACTGGGGAAAGTGACTGAACCATTTTAAAAAGCCCTCCTTAGAGCCCGGTCATGGCACCGAGGGTGCGGCATTGGTCGATTCCGAAAGCGCCCATAAAGTAGATTTTGGCGACTTTCACGTTCTGATTGAGCGGCTCCTGGAACTTGCTGAACCGGAAGTCCTCGTCCTTTTGGACGGTCAGGCAAATGGCCTCCTCATTAATCATGAGGATTTGGCCCGATGTGACCTTGGGCGCCAGAATGAACGGCTTCCCCTTGAACATCAGGTTTTCAAAGCCACCGCTTGCGGTCTTAGCGTCCGTGTAGCGTTCCTGAGGCTGGAGCAAGCCGTGATAGCTGTCGTACTCGTCCCGGTTGCCGAGGAGGACCGAAGGGCCCTTACCGTCGAACGTGCAATCGGAGTAAACCGCGTGCATGGCCGGAATGGTGAGCGTAGACGTGGTGCTATCGACTTGGGCTTGCCACCAGGAGTAGGTGGACTGGCTGATACCGCCGACCGTGTTCGACGTGGAGGCGAAAACCCCGAGGCCGACAATCGACTTGCTATCCGTTCCGGAGCTATAAAGCCCGTCCTGGAGCCTGTCGGTCATGGTCTTTTCGCAAATCTGCATTTTGGACTTAACGAAGTCCAGCTTTGCGGCGTCACCTTTGTTTTTCAGCTCGTCGTCACGCTTAATAGTGATGTTCTCGTAGAGCTGCTTCCACTGGAATTCAGCGGCGGTGATTGTGTCGTTGTCCTCAGTGGACAGGGTGTCGGCGCCGGAATACCAGCCGCCGGAGCTGTTGAGAGCGTAGTTCAGGGGTAACATCAGGGATGTTCCGCCCGAAACCTTTTTGTAGCGGCCCTTTTTCTTGAGTCGCTGGAGCAAGGGGTCGGAGTCGAAAATGTTATCGACAAGCTTGGGCATCCACCGCTTTTCGGTGATAGCCGAAATTTGGTCATAGGTCAGGGCCACGGCGGCCTCCTGTTATTCGGTTTTTGGTTTTCAGTCAGTAATTCCCAGCTCGTCTTTAAGCTGCTCGGCGTCGTCGTCCCATGACCGGCGATTTGGCTGGTAGATTGCCTCGGGCTGCTTTGCGGGGACCGGGGATACTCCGGTTACTCCTGCTTTACGCTGGGCTGCTACCTGGGTCGCTTGCTGAGTATCTGCCTGGCTTTTGAAATAGTCGGGGAGCTTGTCGAAATTCAGGTCCAGGAACGCGGCCCGGAAATCATAGATTCCGGTTTTGTCCATGTGCTGGAGTACCTGAGTTTCCAAACTTATTCCCGTTTGGGGGTCCGGAGTATCGAAGTCGATAGTCGGGAATTTTTCCCGGACGCCCGCGATACTCTGGTCTAAAGCCTGGTCCTGTTCGGCTTCGCTTTTCTGGGCTTTTTCCGACTGGAGCGCCTGGATAAACGAAGATGATTCTTTCAATTGCTCCTGCATTGGTCCTATGACTTGCTGGAGGGCTTGCTGGAGTTGGGGGTCCAGACCGTGGGTCTGGCGGTTTTCATAGGAGCTTTTCACATGCTCCCACCATTCGGGGTTCTGTTGGGCGAATTGGTCCACCTCGGAAAGATGGGAAAAGCGCCCGATCTCCTCCTGGTGTGCCGCGGTCGCCTCGGCTACCCGTTGCTGAATGGTCGAATTCAATTCGGCGGCGCGTTGGCTATAGTTGCGCCCGCCGTTCATCCACATGGCGGCTTTATCCCAAGGGACCTTTTCCTCACCGAGCATTACATACTCGGGAGCCTGCCAGGCGGGTTCGGGTGCGGGATCCTGGGGCGGAGGATCACCGCCACCAGGGGTTCCGCCACCTGAGTCGTCCAGGCCCTCTAATTCGGCCAGCTCCTCAGGGGTCGGGTCGTCATAGGATAGGTGGTTCTGGAATCTCCAGTTATTCAGAATCACGTTACCCCCTCGGCGTCATGGGAACGGCGCCACCGGCTTGCTCTACCGGTTGGGGCTCCGGGGCCATGGGGTCGCCACCACCGCCCACAATCTTTTGGGCGAATTCAGCGAAAGCGGCTTTCAGGGCTGCGCCCTCCTGGACCAGCTCGTCCGGGGCTCCGGCTTGGGCGAGAGCTTCGGCGAGAGCGCCCATGGCGCCGTCGATTTGCCCTAGCATTTGCTCGGGTCCGCTTGCTTCGGGCGCTGCCTCGGGAGGCGCACCCTGTTCGGGGCCTGGTTGCATTTTGCATCCTGCAATTTGGGGACTGGGATAAATCGGTGGGTCGCAATAATTCAGAACTTGGGCGGCGCCCGTCGTCTGGAGTCCGCCGGGCGCTGCCCAAGCGGGGAGGAGAATCTACTTTAGGCGGAAAAAATTCCGCCTAAGCAGTTTCCGGGAAATCCTATCGTCAGGCTACCGGGGGAACTTGAGCCCCCGCCGCTTGGGCCTCTGCCTCGGCTTGGGCTTGGGCGGCCTCGGCCATGCGAGCCAGTACCTTTTCGCGGTTCGGGTAGTCCGATTGCTCCAGCACCTCCTCGGCGTCGATTATCCCGCGGTCGAACAGGGCTAACAGCTTGTCTTCCTTTTCCTCTTGCTCGAATGGCAGGGCGGAACCGGTCGATATTGAAACGTCGAATTTGCCGCGGATTTCGTAGGTTTTGAGGGCCTTCAAATCCTCCAGGCCGGCCTCGCTGTAGGGCAAAACCTTTGCGGTTTTCGAAGTGGAGCCGTCCTCGTTTTCCACGTCCTCCACATGGAATCGGAAGTAATTCGCCACGCCCTGGTCGTTGGTGAGCCGGAAAACCCTCGATTGGGTGTAGTTCTGCAATACCCGGGAAAGCCACTGGCGACCCATGTGGCGCAGGTAGCGGTCCAGGTTCCGGGATTTCTGGCGGATCCTGGTGTGGGAGGATTGCTGTAGGTCCCTGATAGCCCTGGCAGCGGTGACGCCCGTGGGATTCACGCCCCGGGTGATATCGTTAGAGCCCGCCGTCCCATCAATCCAATTCTCGATTGTCTCGGCCAGCCTGAGGACGATGGGGTTGAGCTGAGAGCCGTCCTGCCTTGTCGGTGCTGCCCCGGCATTGTGGGGGACCACCAGGCCCGGCTCATTGCGGAGGAGGTCGTCCTCCACCCCGGAATTGACCGGGTTCAGCCATATCGGGTTGCCGGTGAGGGTTAGAACGTCCAGGGCGAAGCTAAAGATTTTGTTGAATATCCTTTGCGGGCCCTCGATTTGCTCCACCTCGGAGATTCCCCAAAACTCCCGGGCCAGCATGTAGTTAACGAACCGCTGCGCGGGAATCTCGTTATCGTCGTGCCCTATGGGGCCGTCCTCCAGAATCACATTGTTAGCGATCACCACCTTACGGCCGTTGGGGTATTTGTTGCGCTGGACGTATTGCATCACCGGCTCGCCGGTCGCGGGGTCCACCTTGTCGGTGGGGACCTCCTCCTCCTCCTGCCCATCGGTACGCCCCTCGTAAAACTCCGGGGTCATGTAGCAGGTAACGACCAAAACCATTTCTTTATTGAGCTGGTCGGCCTCCTGCGAGGAGCTTTCGAACCAGGTTTTGTTATCGACGGGGGACCGCTGGACCAGGTTGTGAACGTCGGTCTTTTCAGCGGATAGGGCGTCCTCGGTGTCGGTTTTGATGTAGCGGGCTCGGTCGGGGTATTTGCGCTTTATCTTTGCCACGTCCCGGGGCTCGGCAATCACGAAAGTCTCACACCGCTTATTGGTGTCCCGCGCCTCGGGATCCGGAAAGCAGTAAAGGGGGTCTACCGACTCGTAAACCGTCTGGGGCGTCCCGGAGATATCCTCCTCCACTTCCATGGTGGAGAGTCCGGCGTTAATAATGTTGGCGTCATAGATCACCTCCAAAAGGGTCTCGTCCCAGTTTTTGGCGTTCCATTCGGCCTGAAAGAGTTGGTTTAGGATTTCCGATAGAGGCTGGTCGCTTGGGTCCTGGGGCAGAAAGGCGGGCTTGGGACGGAAGTCCGTTTGGATCGGGACGAGGGACTGAATGGTCCGGAAAACGAAATTGACCACCTCGCTATGCCGATAGCTCGGGCGCTTTTTCTTCCACTGGCGGCCCCGGAACATGTGATACCAGTCCAGCCATTTCTCATCGTATTGCTTACGGTGGCGTTTGTTCTTTTGGAATATCTGCTTTACCAGCTTCAGGAGCTTCAGCTCCTCTACGCTCGGCTTGTAGGTATCAGCCGATTCTTTGTTGCCCTCGGGGGCTGGGGCGTGTTCGGGGAGCATGGACAGATTCGAGTCTATATCGCTCATTTGTCGCCTACTGTGGTTAGGGTTTCGATGGGCCCGGACTCGTCCTTATTCCAACGGTCCTCCCGGGCCTTGTCGCGTTGGGCTTTGTAGTGTCTATGGATTTTTTCGGGCTTTTCGTTTCCGACTTCAATCAGCCCTTTGGACTTGGCGACCTGCGCGGCGTGTTTACGGCTATTGACCACCTGCCCGAGGGCGTTGCTGTAATGGGCCGTATTCCAATCGTCTGCCCCCAGAAAGAACCCGGGAGCCAGGCGGCGGCGGGATTTATCACATGATAAACCGCACTCGGGGCACTCCTCCACGCGGTCTATCTGGCTGATAGTCTTTACAATCTCGAATTCGTGGCCCTCGGGGCACTCATAGGGATAAAATGGCATAAAAACCCCCTTCGATATTCATTCCCAGCTTTCCCCATGGCTTGTGAGCTTGCGGCCCCTGGTGAGGATCTCCCGGCGCTCCTCCTGGTCCATTTTGTCCAGGTCCTTTGGTGCGCCGCCGGCGACCGTGGGCCGCCTTACATTCAGGGTGTGATTCCGCTCCATTACGGTGATGTAACGGTTGGAATCCATGGCGTGGTCGTTTTGTTTGACCGGCCCGGCATCTTTTTCGTCCTGGTCCGGCTTTAAGTCGTCCGGTTCGGGGTAGTGGTAAGCCTCATACTCGTCCACGGTCTTAGGACAAGCCCCCTCGAAAACCTTGTATCGGCCGGAGGCGATCAGATCATAATGGGCATCAATACCCACCCTTACGTCATTGATTGCGGGGGCTGCGGGCAGGCCAGCGTTTTGGAATTCCTGGATACTCCCGGGCTCTGCCGGATCGCACCAAAACATGGTGATATTCCAGATCCCCTTTAGCCGCTTCGCCACCTCGATTTTATCGCTCATGGTCAGCCCGGCCTTGTAGACCTCGCTCACCTGGTAATGCATGCCGGCGGGGGAGATTGCGCGAATGGTCAGGGCGAAGGGCTGTGTAAACCCCCAGTCAATCCCAGCCACAAAGCGGGTGCCGGCAGGCAGGGGGAACGGCTTAACGGAATTCTCGAATTCGTCAAAGCAGTCATAGACCAGGCCGGCCATTTTATCCCACTGGCCGCCGTACATCATATTGAACCGGCGGGGGTCCATGGTGGCTTTGCGGCGGAGGTATTCGTCCATAGGGAAATAGGGGTTTTCGTCGCTGCGGGCCTGAACCATAAACACGTCCGGACGCGCCGAGGGGTCGCGGAGCTTGGGGCGAATGATCTCCTTAAAAATCCAATTCATGGCATAGGGGGAGGTGGTCAGGTCTATCTGACAATCCTTGAATGATCCCCGCCCCTGCATGTTTTCCCAGAAATAGAGCGAGAATTTACCGGCCTCGTCGCCCCATATGTGGCGGACGTTGGTGATACCCACGATAGAGTCGGGGTCGGTGTTCGTCCGGAAGTAGCAGCGGCCACCCCCGTACATTTCAAATTCCTGGTCGCCCTTGAGATAGCGTCCACGCCCTTCCATGAGCTTTAGGAAAGCCGGCAGGGTCGATTGATTCATTACTTTGTAGGTGGGGGAGGTGATTAGAAAGGCGTCGTCGCGGTTGGTGAATTGGTGCATTTTCCGCATAAGGCGGACGCTGCCAACCGTGGTTTTCCCGTATTGGATCCCCGTACCAAGCAAAGTGATTTTCGCCGTAGAGAATACGGCGGATTCCTGCTTAAGGCTGTGGGGGGTCCAAATGACTGACATATCCGCCCCTGAGGACGTGGAACGGATAAGTCGGGTTAGGTTTCGGCCATTAGCCTGATTTTGTTAAGCGCCTCCCTGGCGCGGGCTGCCGGGGCGGTGTGTCCATACCGGATATCCTCAAGGGCTTTGAGGGCTTCGCGGTAGCAGGACTTCAGCTCGGACACGTACTCTTTAGGTACGGTGACGGCCTCATACCCGGTAGGAATCGGCAGGTCAGCGGGGGCTTTCACGTCGGCGGGCGGGTCAGGATCAGAGCGAGGGCCAGTATCCAAAGCAGGATCAGGCTTTCCGTTATCACTGGGGGCCTCCTCTAGTGGTATTTCTCCAGCTTCAAGAGCCGTTTGTTGTGGCCCCTCAGGACCAGAGCGCACCCTATCGCCATGCCGGTCAGCCCCGACGCTACCAGCGTCATGCTTATCACCCACACTTCCGGCCACGTTATCACTCGAAACTCCCCGGCCCGATCCCTTGGCCTTGCCCGATGTTTTCTTTTGCGACTTTGCCATTGGGGCTCCTTTTCGCGTCCAGAATCATAAACGGATTAAGGCCCTTGCTGTCGTCTGTGAGCGAGCGGTAGGCGCCGAAATTCTCGTTATAAACCAGTTTGTCACCCGCCTTGATATCCCGGGTGGCGACCAGGCGGCGGTTGTGGCGGAGTCGCATTTGTTGCTCCTCGCCTACGGTCATATGCTTATGGTCCGAGGCGCCTAACTTGATCTCCTCAACCATTCGCTTAAATAACCGTACGTCCAGGCTGTGGGGCGTATCCGGGAAATCCCCGTCCACCGCCTGAAAATGCTTTTCGATTACCGGGGCGTTGAAGTGCCGCACCGCAGAAATCGGCGTGTAGGTATCTATGGAATGGTCTGAGAATCCCACGCGGCACTGGGGAAACATGGCTTGTAGCCGTTCGATTCCCCATAGGTCGTGTTCGCGTGACGGGTAGGCGCTTACGCAATACAGGAGCGTAACGTCCCCCGAGCCCGAGGCGTTAAGCACCTGGAGGGCTCCGGAGATATCCCCAATTGTGGAGCAACCTGTGGACAAAAGAACGGGCTTTCCAGTCTTTGCCACGGCCCCGAGCAAATCGAGGTAATTGATGTCCGAGCTGGCGATTTTGTGACGGGATACGTAGGGATCTACCTGAACGACTCCGACCGGACTGAACGCCGTGACCATGAGACCTATGCCCGCAGCCTTGGCTTTTTCGGCCATTTTGGGGAGGTGGTCGGCTATGGCCTGGTCCCGGGCCGGCGATATCTCCAGGTGTCCCCGGTTTTGGTCTGCCAGCTCGTCGGTGTATCCAAACCCGTAAAGCTCTGCGGCCGTGAACATTTGAAACTTTACCGCGTCGGCGCCGACCGTCTTAGCCATTTGAATAGAGGTCATGATATCGGTGGGCGTAGCCCAATTGGATCCCACCTCGGCAATTACAAAGGTCATGCTGCCCCCATAAGGCTCTTATCATATCCCGCAATTTCGTTGCCCCACGCCGTCCACCCCTTGCGGGTTTCCCGGGCAAATACGTCTATTCGTGGGTATCCAAATGCTTTGGCCATTTCGTAAAAACAATCCGGCTTTCGGGAGTGCCGGCCAGCTCTTTCGGTGAAAGCGGTGGGCATTGTCGGCCTGGCTGGCCACATTTCGAGTTTTCCCCTGTAACCAAAAAGGGCGAATTCGCTTCGGTGGTGAAACCCGAACAAAGACATTCCATTTCCCTTGTCCCACGTCAGGGCCCGCTGGTAGCGGAATCCCCAGTTTTTCAGGATCCCGAAAGC